GGTGACTCTCAACGCGGCATATTCTGGTGCGCTATCCAACAATACAGACATCTTTCTTGAGGCTACGAGGGAACCCGCATATGTGAATTCTTTTTATCATATTGCAGTAACTTACTCAAAAACTAAGAACACTATTACATTATTCTGCAATAACAGACAAGTCTTCCAAAATACACATTCTAATTCAGGAACCTTTTCTTTCGACCAAGAAGACTTTTATATTGGTGCAAACAATAACGCCTCAAGAGGAGACAATACTGCTTCAACAAATGAACAGTTTATGGGAGAACTTCATGAATTAGCAATCACTAATTTTAGAAGAGATGAATTTTCTGGCTATTCTAATCTTTTGCCTAATTTAGATAACACATTACTTTATCTAAGATTTGAGGAGGTTGATGTTTAATGTCTACACTTAGAGCATTTAACAAAGGCCAGACTAGTGTTTCATCTGTGTATAACACAAATGTTCCAACAAATGCTAGATTGACTACTCAATCAAACGGAACAGGAACGTTCTTTACTGCTATCCAAACAGATGATAGCCAAGCCGCTACCATTTCTGAAATTAAAAGTGGCTCTGGTCTTTTAACTGAATTCATTAACCGTGCAAATACAGAAGGATTTAAAATTAAATGTTTTGATAATGCTGATTCTGCGGGAATTCAATTAGATGGATTGGACCCCGTTGCCGATGACTACTTCGTTATGATTCATTCAGATGACGAAAATATGCACCACTTTGCTAAAATTACTGAAATTCCTCAAGATGGTGAAGACGTTGATGGGGACTTTTTCGAATTTACCCCAAAATTAGGTGGTCAAATTAGCAAAGGAACAAAATTTATGTTATTTAAAGGAACAAACCTTTCAACAACAGTTGCTATTTCTTGTGGTGTAAAGCAAGCCCTCAGAAATGACTTGGTGGTTTCTAGGCCTTTATTCTTCTTTTTTAACACATTAGATAAGGCTAATCAATTAGACCATAACACAAAATACTTTGCGGCTGTATCAACTGCTTCTAGTGGTTCAACCGTAACATTAAATACATTCAAAACTACTTTTCTAACGGAGCAAGATTTCTCAAATAAAATTGTTGACTATAGCCAATATTCTATGCATGTTGTTCTAGAAGACAAAAATAGAGAAAACGATATTGCTTCAACTCCACTTGCTCAAGAAACACATACTCTTCCAACTCTAGATTATACTGATTATGAAGATGCATTTTACAACGCTAGAAGAGAAACTTCTGACTCTTCAACTGTTAGCACATTAAGAGGACCAACTCGCTATCTTCATTATGATTTTTCACCAGACCATTGCAACATAATGCAGGGCGTTTTTCAAACAGAAATGGAAGACTCTGTTCAAAGTCGTTCAGGTTTTGCTGAGTCTGTGGCTATTGATAATAAAAGAATCTATCCAAAAAAGATTCAGGAAGATGAACCATATAGAATTAGACATATGGTCCATAGAGCAAATGCTGACGATTGGTTCGAGTTAAAGGCCGAAGTTTCTAATTTTATTTCTGCGTCTAGAAGATTTGTTTTTACCTCTGATTATGACATTGATGATTTGATTTCAACACACGATGAAGTTAAAATTGGAGACAGAATTTTAATTGTGACCGGAACAAGTTCAACAAGCATTGATGTTTCTTCTTTGAGTAGACTAGAAACAGAAAGTGAATTTACTTCAACCTTTACTAGTTTTAGTTCCTTAACAGGAAAACTGTATCGAAGAGCATACAGTCAAAGCAAGGGGACACTTTTAACAACATTCCCAATCGTTTCTGGAAGAGATGAAAATCTATACGTTAGATTTATGTCTAAGAACTTTGAATTTATTTATGCTACTGTTAGTGGCTCGAACGAAGTCCAACAAACATTAACTTTATCCTTCACGGGAGACTCTTATAATGGAACTCCACTAAAGTATATTTCAGGACAATATTCAATTTTTATTCAAAGATTCGATGGAGTTGTTGAGTCTTTTGAAAGTTATAAAGAAAATGGACAAACGATGGCTTCTGTTAAGGGGAGAAACAATTTTAGAAAATTATTGTCACCAATTGTTAATACAAACAAACTTTTCTCAAATGATATTATTTATAGCACAAAGAGTTTCTATAATAAAATGACCGACACCTCTATTGATGTGGACACGACTAACTCTATTGTCGGAAATAGCAAAACATTCAATCACGGTTCAGGAACTTTTGCCTTTACTGCCGGAGATAAGATTTTTGTTAAATATGCAAATAACGTTATTGCTTTTGTTGGTGTAGTTTCATCTTACTCTAGTCCAACAATTACTCTTGAAGATTATCCCAAGGCTTTGACTGAAGGAGGTTCTTCGATTAGAATTATGATTTCTAGAGATAAAAAGTATGTATTGAATAAGGCCCTCTCTGGTAATCCTAATATTACTCGTTCTGTAACAACATTAAGTGGTGCAGCAGGAAAGGGCATTTACTTTGAAGGTGGAACACAATTAAATGCAGATGGAACAGACGGCACATTGTTGATTGGTTCTTCATCAGATGCAAATGAAAATGCATTGGGTTATCCTATCTTTGAGCCAGATGAAATTCGTTCTGATTTAGAATTTCAAACAAAACTTAAGGGATTAGGAAGTAGTGCAACTGAAGAAACATTCGATACTGTGAATACATTGATGGATTTTGAAATCATTGATATTAGAAATGAAGAAACGTTCTCTGTTATTGAGATGGCTCCGTATATTCCTTTAACTCTAGGTAGGGTTGACTTTCAACATTCTAATGTTACTGATTCTGTTTTTGTTAATAGAGGAACTACCTCGGCAGCATCTAATTCTAACCAATTCACAATGTCGGCATTAAGTAATCTTGCACTTGAATATGGAGAGGCTTTGTTTGTTGATGGTGTATTCATTGGTATGTTTGTGAGCATGGTTCATAATGGCACTACTTACACCTTTACCATTGATAGAAAGGCAACATTCTCAGCAGGAGAATTACAATTATTAGATAGAAATGCTACTTATGAAAACAGAAATAACTTTGTTCATGGTTTAACTCTAACGAATGGCGCACATCTTCATGGGGGAAAGGTGATTAGTTTATTGCACCCTGTAACAATTGATGGTGCGACAGGAAATCATTTAACTACCCATAACGCCCCTGTTTTCTTCAACGCATCAACACATATGCAAAACTATAGCGCAAAACATGGCTCCCCTTACTTTAGAATTTTTAATTTAGAGTTTGGTAATTTTGAAAGATTTAAACCTAGAGTTACAACATTTTCTGACGACTATGATTTGAATTATTATTCTGATGAACCTAGTAGTCTTAACTATTACGCTGAATCTTATAAAATTAATCCGGGCTTTACCACATCTATTCCGGCCACAACAGGAACACATTTAACGGGTTCAAATGCAAAGAATAAGCAACATGCCTTTGAAACTAAAGGTATTCAACCCGCATCTAACTCTAGATTTTTTGATACTAAATTTCACAAAGATGGTGGTTCGCGTGATGTTGTTTTCCAACCTTCTTCAACAGTAGGGGCAGAATCACCATATAAGACAAAGGACATTTTTGAACAGTTTGATACCAAGGCTTCCAGATTGTTTATTTTTGGTAACTCTGACCTTGAGCCTTATAGTGGTAGCAGAAAGGATAACATTATTGGGAAAGATTTGACTAATTATTCCCTTTTGCTTAAAAAATCAACTAGGACAACTGATTATACTTCCGATTCAGAATTAAATATTTCAGATACCAACGCTGTAACAAATTTAGATTCTGATTATCTTTCTGTTCCAATTTTAGAAAATGCAACGATTTCGACTGACGTTCACTTCGGGTTAATGAGATTAACGGAAGTTGTTTATGATTGGCATTTTAACCAAATTGACCCTGAGAATCTTCCTTCAGTAAAAAGAACTATTCCAAAAACAACGGTTAAGTTGCATGACTTTATTGATAGTGGTGATGATGCATCAGGTATTTCAGGAACAACTATCACTTTAGCCTCAACAACTTCTGGAACTATTGCTGATGGTGATGATGTTTGCGATAATGAAGGAAATTACATCGGAACAGTTAGCGGAGCGCCTTCTGGAACAACAGTTACATTAGCCGCAACTGCATTTAAGCCGCCTGACTCCGTTACATATTATACGGGAAGATTGCACGTTGTTCAGCAAAAAGTGGACAATACTTTCACAGGTCACGGTCCTAAAAATACTGTAATCTTTGATGATGCTATCCACATGTTGAAATCATTTGTGTTTAGAGATGGAAGTGGGAAATATGGCGATAGTGGTTCTCAATTTGAAACTTCTTATGGTGTTACATTAGATGACCTCATTAGAGTAGATACCGGAACACATCAGAATTATACCAAGCACGATTTCCATGCAATTCTTTTGCCTCTTAATTTTGGTTCAAATTTAACAGAAGACTC